CAGCTTGACCGACCGCAGCCAGGATGCCCTGACGGCGACGACGCTTTGCGTCCTCTCCAGTGGTGGTGAGACCGATGACCTGGGCTGCCGGTGGCACCACGGGAGCGACCGGGCCGGGAACCGGAGTAGTCGGCAAGGTGACAGGAACCACGACCGGTGCCGTGGGTGGCTTGGTCAGGTTCTTCGGAAGGGTTGCCTTGACGGCACCGGGTCGAGGAGGAGTGATGACAGGGCGATCTCGCTCCTTCTTCTCCTTCTTCTCCTTCTTCTCCTTCTTGGGTGCGCTCGATCCGCCACCCTTATAGGCGGCGAAGTCGAGAATGTGAAAGGGTGCATCACCAGGGACTGGCGTGTCATGTAAGGCGTGGATGGATGGTGTGAGTATCATGTTAAGCCATTCGCGGGATGAACTTGTCAGACCGGTAGATGCGGAGGCAGTTATTTCGCTCGAACTGGATAAAAGCAAGGGGATTCTCTAACAGAAACCTACTGCCATAACGCCAGTCCCCAGCCGCAACGTGGACGTGCCAGCAATCTGCCTGCCCAGGCTCAGCAACATAGATGGGATCGGTGGCGGTGTGGTAGTCCCAGGCAGAGCAGACTGGGCGCATGGCACCGAAGAAGGTCGGAGTGCTGATAACGATGCCGGTGAGTAGCAGAGTCCTGATCTCCTCATCGAACGACCGGGCGCACGCTTCGCCCTCCCACACCGCCATCGCTCGGAGGAATGGTGTCATGCCAGGATAGACCCTCCCTCGGCGTGGACGTTGCGGTGCCGGACTGCCATGTCGTGAGGTGAGACCATGCCTTGGCTATACGCCTCGACGAAGGTGCGCCATGCGTCGGCGCAGTGCGAGGTGTGGTCGTGGATCGGCATCGTCCGCAGTGCGACACCGTCAGCCACCACCGGCTTGCGATATCCTGCCAGGAGGTCGAACCCTTGCTGCGCGTCCTCGTGGACAAGCACGATGTCGAGGAGGTTCCGCCCCTGGTTGATCCCGATGTAGACGTCCGGAGTGACCGGCACCACGGTAGCCGGGGTGATCCCTGCTTCCCTGGCATCACCCACAAAGGTCCGGCCCGATTTCGACCGGTGGTTGGCATCGTGAGGGAAGAGGTGCTTGGTGATGGGGTAGCGGAGCTTCCACTCGTCCAGCTTCCTGGCAAAGTGTTCCACGGGTTCCCCGGATGCCTCGTAGTAGTTCAGCAGTCTGATGTCGGTCTTGGTGACTTGGATGCACCACATCGCCATAGCGTCAGCCTGACCAAGATCCCAGGCAATGACGCAGGGATAGCGACCTTGCAAGGGGAACTGGCAGAGTCTGCCCTCGGATTGCAGCCGGGTGAGTCGATCACCGTAGATGGAACCCTCGACCGGGGCGCGGAAGACGTCGGCAAGGCAGGCTGGGAACTCTCGAAAGGTGTCCTCCTTGAGGGTGCGGAACTCGTTCGCCCAGAATGCCTTCTGCTCGGGGGTCAGCCGGATCCCGCTGTTCTCCCACTCCGCGAAGATCTGTGCCTCGTCCCTGCGGATGGTGATCGTGCGAGGGTCGAGGACGTTCTTCGGGTTCCGTTGGAACGGGAAGAAGAGCATCTTGAACTGCCTCTCGTTGTGGATCTGCCCGAGGCGAGCAGTTGCCTCCTTGATCAGGTCGTAGTGGGGACCGGACTTCCCGCCCTTGTGGGTGGACTCGAAGAATGCCATGTTCCCCATCCCTACCGCAGGCAGTGCGCCGGTCAGGATGTCCTTGGCATCCTGCGGTCGTGCCATTGCCAGGGGCCCGAACTCGGAGACGTGGAGATACTGCAAGGCACCGCCACGGAATGTGGTAGAGCAAGAGAAGACGGACTTGTTCCCGAACTTCAGTTCGTCCGTGGTTGGGTCGCAGGGGAATCGGTCCTTGATCCAGGCATTGACTGCCATGCCTTGCTCTACCTTAAGACCTGGGATGTTCTGTCCGATGGTGTCGTAGGAGAATGCCATGCCCGCCAACTTCTTGCGAGCGTCCGGCAGTTTGAAGTCAATCAGCCCGACGTTCTGCCGGGGGTTGAAAATGGCCCGGTCGAGACCCTTGAGGTCAATAGCAGTGGAGAACCCGAGACGTCTCGCCTTAACGATCAACGTCCACCACGAGTGTTCCTCGAAGAACCAGTCCTGGCCCGAGTTGGGTCGGAACGGGATGACCTTGGCATCCTCGTTGATGATCGTGTAGAGGTTGCGGATCCTCCAGTCGGGATCCGACAGCCTCCTGATCAGGGCATCGATGGTGGGATCACTCACCCATCTCCCCCGTGATCGCAAAGGTCTGCCACCGGCTGCGCTCTTGGATCACTGCCAGGGAGACTGCGGTCTTGCGGTGTTCGAGTTGCTCCTCCTCCAGTGCCTCGACCCTGCTGGCAAGTGGGTCGAGTGCCATCTTGCCACACCCTCCCACGATCGCTAGGATCAGCATCAGGAACCCGACAAAGAGGGGCCAATCCGTGCCCTTGTTCTGGCGACTGGCGATGCCCTCAAGGAGGGTCTTGACGTCAACAAGATCCGTCCGGACCCCCTTGACCTCGGTGTCTAGCCGGATGATGTCCTGCCGGTCCTGAGAGATCAGCCGGAACAGGTCACCAATCTTGTCAGCGTGTTCTACCACTTGAGCGGAGGAGGTGGAGGCAGGTTGTCTCCTCTTGTCATGCCGACGAGACATAAGCCGATGAGAACCCAGGCAATGACCTCGACCATTAGATCGGGTTGAGTTGGTCGGTGTCGTCGTCAGGGACACCGATGAACGCACGCAGTGCGGTGAGGGATGCCAGAGCGATGCCCCGCTTGAGGACCGGCTTGGCTGCCTGATTGGTGGCGATGCGTTTCTCGATCCGGTCGAGGATGGCATCCTTCTGGTCAGGAGTGAAGAAGTCGAAGACGTCTGCGAGGATCTGGGCGATCTCGATCAGCTTGAGACCACGGAATGCGGTCAGGATAATCATGAATACTTGCATGGCTTAGCGTGTTTAGTTGGTTGGTTTACTCAGGAGATTCTTCTTCGGTGGGTTCCGGTGCCGGTGGCGCGAAGGATTGCTCAGGCGAGAGACCCTGCCAGATCGCCCTGTTTGAGGAGGGTCCGACTAACGTGAATCCTCGCCCGACATAGAAGGAGTCCTCGACCACCACGTAGATCTGACCACGCTCAGCCGGGTTTGCTTCGGGTTCTCCGGTGCCTACGTTGAGGACTATGCGGGTTGCTCTATCGATGATGATGACTTTCATGGCTTAGAAGAATTCGGTAATGATGATGAGACCGGCGAACCCGTCACCACCAGCACGGGCTACGGCGGTGGAGACTAACGCACCGCCACCACCACACCCGTAGGTATCTGCGATGACCCCGGCGTTGTTCTCGGAAGAGGCGCGACCACCACCGATGAAGGGAGCATCACCCTGCTTTGATCCAGGGAACGGGATCGTGCCGCTTGAACGTCCGGCAGAACCACCATGACTACCCCTGAAGTTGATCAGACCGGTTGTGCCATAGCCAGCAATTCCACCGATTCCAACCACTGTGGAGGCAGTGCCAGCAGTGCCAGCAGCACCACCATTCCCTCCACCACCAATGGCACGGGCAGTCGCTCCAGCTACCCCACCGAAGAAGGTCGAGTCGCCACCGGCGGTGCCAGGATTCGATCCTGCCGCACCACCCACACCGGCTGCTCCAACGGTATATTTGAAGACCTGGGTCATGTCGGTGATGAACACTTCGGAGTAGCCACCACCACCACCTGACATGCCGAACCCGACCTGGGAAGCGACACCGTTAGAACCACCACCACCAGCACCGGCACCCCAAACCCTGGCAAGCAAGGCACGGGCACCGGTCGATGGAGTGAACGTGGCGGCAGTGCCTGACGACAGAAAGAAGTCTGACCGACGCATAAATGGCGCACCGTAGAGCTTGGACCCTACGATGTTCCCGTCCAGCACCTTGTCGTTCGTGACCGAGTTGAGGGCAAGCTTGCCTGCCGTGATGTTGAGATCCGCCACCTTCGCAGTCGTGATGGCAAGGTCAGGCACCGATGCCGTCGTGATGTCGAGAACCACCCAGGAACCGGCAGACACTGCGCTGCCGATGTAGATGGATGCCATCCGGGGGGATGCGATGAGATCGACCTGCACGGCAAGCTGACCGATGAAGTCCGGCGTGGCTGCCGTCCTGGCTGCGTTGTTGGCAAAGACCTGGGCAGGACGATCGGCTGCAATCGTCTTGGATCTCGTGAGGGTAGCCTCTGCTACCTGGGCTGCCGTGATGGTCAGGGCTGCGATCTTGGCTGCCGTGACGCAGAGGTCATTCAGCTTGGCCGTCGTGATTGCCAGATCGGGGATGGATGCCGTCGTGATGTTGAACACAGACCAAGATCCGGCAGTGGCCGCTGTTGCGACGTAGAGGCACGCTAGACGGGGGGATGTGATGAGGTCGAGTCTTGTCCCTACTTGGCCGACAAAGTCCGGCACAGAGGCACTCATGGCTGCGGAATCGGCAAACGTCTTGGTGGGACGGTCAACCAGGGAACCATCGACGTTCAAGAGTTCCACCAGTTGGTCGATGGTCAGCATCGACGTGGCACCGTTGCCGGTCGTGCCGACGACAGCCGGGACCGTGCCGAGGGTCAGGGCATCCTGGGCTGCCGTGCCGGGTGCATAGCGGACGGCGATTGCCAGCAGGGCAGAGAGTTGCTGGGCGATGTAGGTCAGACGGTCCAGAGACTTCTCGATCTCCTCGGGCGGCATGGGTCCACCTTGCGTCAGGTCGAGGGTATGGGTGTTGGGAATCGACCGGTAGCACAACAGCAGACCAGTCGAGGGACCGGCTGCCGTCATCGTGATGGATCCGGTCGAGCCATTGCCGCCGGTGACGGTGTAGTGGGTCGTGAGGGTCTTCAGCACACCGGCTGCCAGGACGACGAGGTCGGAAGCATCGAAGAACACGAACGGGATGCTGACCGTCTGCAACGGTGCGGTGAGTGTGACCTCGACCTGGGTGGTGGTTGATGATACACTCATGTTAGTTCAGGGGAAGGTAGAAGTCGATGCCATCGAGTGTGAAGAACGGGGCCATGTCGCGCACATGTCCTACCGGTTGCGAAGATAGCAACCCCCAGTGTGTGTTTTTTTTTCCTCGCGTGTGAGTGTACTTCCTTTCCCTTTCCTTTCCTTTCCTTTCCTTACGTATCAACACAGTCAATAGCACTCCTATTGCCAGTGGCATATGGCACTCCTATCAAGTGTTTCTTTCCTCGCGTGTGAGTGTACTTCCCTTTCCTTTCCTTTCCTTCCGTATCTAGGCACCTAATAGCACTCCTATTGCCAGTGGCATATGGCACTCCCATCAAGCATACCCATTCCGCTTGCCTGAACCCTGACACTCTGCTATGCTCGGACACCCATGAAACCACACGCAGAGATCGAGATGAGTGACAGCGCACGAACCCTACTGGATGCCATGACTGCGTTCAGCAAACCCACCCCGAAGGGGGGCAGGTCGCTCTGTGCCGACACAGTCGGGCTGCGGCAGATCTCAGGGATCCCACACCGGCTGATCTATCTGGTCCTGGGAGAGCTACGAGGCAGGGGTCTCGTCAGCTATTCGTCCCGTGGCTACTATCAGATCCTGGGGTGATCCCCTCCCCTTCCTCGTGCTTGTGTTTGGGCACGAACACAGTGGTGTCGGGCAGTGCCAGGATAGCGGCAGCCTCTGCCAGTTCCTTGCCGTCTGCCTGCTTCTCTGGCACGTCGTAGGACAGATACTTCATGACCAGGGCAGCGGCAGCGATCCTGTCCTTGTCCTTGGTGTTGCGGTCGAACGCGATCCCCTGGAAGAGCAGGAGATACCGGTTCTTGCCATAGATCACCCTGGTATGCTGCCCGTCATCCTCGTCTGATTCATCCTGCCTCTCGACGAACACCTCTGTCACGGGTGTCTCCTTGAAGATCTCCACCGGCATGCCTCCCTCTGCCTCGGCCAGGATGGCACGGTATGTCACTGCCCCCTTGCTCGCCCATGTCCTGGCAGCCTTGGAATAGGTGTCAGGCACGATGTCAGCCCGCTCCATCCCCTTGGCTACGACATAGGCATCGATGCGTGACGTGCCCTCCTGGCAGAGGTCCACGAACCTCATGACCCATGCCTTGACAGGCATCCCGTTGGATAGTGACATGCCATGACACTGTCACCAAACGGCAGTAGTGTCAAAAGACCGTTTGGCACTATGGCATGATAGTGTCATCGTGCCATCATGACACCTAAGCGATGGCACAGACTCCCCTGGATGGTTATGGTCTTCCTGCTGCCACTGACATGCCTTGCCTTTGCAATGTCAGCCTCGACCCTGGCAGAGTTCGCCGAGCGTCACACTATGCCACTGCCCTACGTCTTCCCCTGGATCGTGGATGGCAGTCTGATCGGGTTCAGTGTCGCGACACTCAATGCCAAGATGGATGGCAGACCGGCGGCGTGGTATGTCACCCTGACAGTGTTCTTCACCCTGGTCTCGATCACGTTCAACGTGTGGCCTGCTGACGGACCCGGCTGGATGACACAGGTGTGCCATGCCTATCCTCCGGTTGTCATCCTGGCACTGTTCGAGGTCATGCTGCGGGAGGTTGCCATGTCACACCGGAAGCATGACACTGTGACACCACCTGTGCCGAGTGTGACACCCTCTGTGACTTCCCCTGTGCCATCTGTGCCATCGGTTGTGACACGGGTGGCACAGAGTGCCGGTGCCTGTCGTGTCACCGTGGCAGACCGTGCCAGAGAGGCAGGGGTGTCAGTGCGTCAGTGGTATCGCAAGAACGCTGCCATCAAAGCGGCAGCGTGACACGTCACACTGACCGAGATCGAAGGTCAGTGACGGTCGTCTCGGTGATGTTGATCTGGACGATGCCACAGACTGCTGCCAGTGACAGTTCACACTTCCGGCTGACGTCACCTAGTGACATGCCGTTCCGTATTTCGGTTAGGACTTCCTGCCGTAGCCCGATGGACAGTGCCATCGCTTCCATGTTGCATTGCTCTATCCAGTTCATGATGATTCAGAAGACTGCGTCAGGGTCAGCGTTCCAGTAGTCCTCGGTGTGACGTGCCACGGCAGCGTCCCATGCATCCTCCCAGGGTTGCATGACACGACCTCTCTCACCGACTGCCTTGGCAAGGTTCTCTGCCGCTGTCACCACCCTGACATTGTCCGGCAGATAGCCACGGGTGGCATCGATCCGGTCGAGGTGGAGATCATCGACTGACCTGCCTCTGCCGGTGACGTAGCCGGTAGCCTCTGCCAGTGTCGTGAAGAAGTCCCACGGCAGAGCGAACTGGATGCCCTTCCTGCGGGCTCGGTCCCTGATCTGGGCATAGGCAGTCAGAAGAGGGTTGGCTGCCCTCTGGGATGCCCTCCTGCATCCAGGGCACCGTGTCCTGTTCTTCTGGGCGGTAGCACCGCACTGGCATAGCTTCATGCCGGGAACCCTAGTAGTCGGCTGCGGAGTGAATCCATAGTGACCCGTGCCATCTGGATGGACAGGTCGAGGTTTGCCTCGTGGGGCACCTTGTCCTGTTTCTCCAGCCATGCCATCAGATCGGCAGCCTTGATCAGGTGAGGCAGTGCCTCTTGGATGTGGCAGGCTGCGCTGACTACTGCCTTGCTCTTGATGTCGTTCATGTGGGGAACGCTAGGGTTCTGTTCTCGTGGTTCTACGGTCATGACTTCGAATAACAGGCTACGAGGATATTATTGGCGAGAGTGATGGCAGCCTCACGATGGAGGACCGAGATGCCGGACGGGCACCGGATCTCGACGACCTCCTGACCGCCGACGACGTGACTGCAGGCTTGGAGTAACTCAGGCAGGGAGGACCCAAAGGTCCAGCCGGTCTCCTGCGGTGTGGCTTGGTTGCTCATGCGTCGATCCTCCCGCAGTAGTCGCAGACAGAATACTCACCAACGAGACGGCACTGCGGCTCATTGAACCGGCGGAACACCATCGTGCCACGGCACTCAGGATCTGGGCAGGACGTCTCGTCCCTGTTGAGCGAGTCGAGAACCTCTTGGAGGTGATCGATCACCGAGGTGGTGAAGAGGACGGGGATGGGCTTGGATGGGTGGGTCATGGGAATCTTAGGAAGGAAGTGGGACAGCATTGCAGTTATGAGTGGATGACGATTGGGGTTGTGATAGGGTGCAGAGTCATGATGTGACCGACGACGGTCTCCTCCAGCCAGTCATCGCCGAAGCGAGGCTCGACCAGAACGATGTAGGGCACTCCGATGATGCGGGACAAGTCGAGTGTGACCTCCTCGTCCTTGGGTGGGCAGTAGCACTCGAACGCCCCGTGCGGCCCATTGCCCGTGAGCAGGAACCCGGTGCTGCCCTCATCGGGGACGACGTGAAGCTCGAACGGTGCGGCACCGTCAGCCTGGGCATAGTGGATCTCCTTGATGGGAGCGTAGACGGCGAGGGTAGATAGATCGGACATGGTAGCGGTGGTCAGTGGAGTGGTTTTGGGTGTGCGACAACAATCGCACATTGTCGCACCTCGTCTACAAATTTGTGCGACTTTCTGTAAATATTGTAATTAAACGGAGAAGAACTTCCGAACATGGTCCGCAGAGTATGGTCCCATCCCGCACGGGCTGCCGTCGTAGCGGATGAACCACTTCGGGGAGAGTGAGTAGGGTCGCCCCATGGGGGTGGTCCCCCGTTGAATGTGGCACGTCAGCGTGGCGTCTCCGTGCTTCAGGTTGGTGCGGATGGATCGGGCGACCTTGATGAAGGGTCCGTGGTTCTTTCGTATGGTGGTCATGGTAGTGTCTCAGAACTTGGGGTTGAGGTCGATGCTGACACCCTTGTCCGCATTGCGGAAGGTGCGGAAGATCGGAGGGAACAGGCACGAGGCGAGTTCCTTGCGGAGGGTCTTCTCGGTCTTGCAGAAGATGTAGCCACCATCGACGAGGATGACGAACTGTGCCTTGGCATGCGGGTTCAACTTCTGCCCCTTGCGGAGTCCCTTCGCCATGGCGATGAGGGTTTCGAGTTCAGGTGCGTCCAGATATTTTGCGGTCATGGTAGTGTGTAGCTTAGTATTGTGGTTGGGTTCTCAGATCTTGGGAGTGCGGAGATGGATGACCTCGGAGGTCCGGCTGACCTTGAGGTGGAGGCAGCGTGTCCACACCCCCCAGAAGATCGACCGGTATGCCTCGACGATGAACGGACGATTGTGCCCCACGCTGAGATTGCGAACGACGCACTGATGACCCCTGGTAGGGATGTGACGGGTCTCCACCGGCAGGTTGTCCGGCGTGGTGATGGTGAAGATGAAGTCGTCGCTGCCCTCGGCAGACCTGACAGTGACTTCGAATTCTTCGCCGGGGACGGTATGGGCGAAGTGGATGCTGTTATCTGTGATGGTGTGCATGGTAGTGGATCAGTTGGAGGGTTGTTGCTGACGGGCGAGTTCGAGGATGAGACCGCGCCCCTGGAAGAACCCCATGGGGACGAGAGATCCGTCCGGCTCGATGCAGAGCACTGAGTTAGTGAGGAGGTTAACGATGAAGTTGAACCCGAAGAGGGTGACCGGGACGGCATGGGGAGAGTGGTGTCTCATGGTAGTGATAGGGTGAGAGGGTGGGGGACTCGGGTCTCAGGAAAGGTAGGCGATGATCTCGATGACCGGCTCGGTCATGGTGCCGAGGTTCTCCCACACGAAGCAGATCATGTGCTTCTCGATCTCGGGATGCTCGTAGCCGCAGACTGCGTTCTCGTGCGTCCGGCGGAACGGGAGGAGTCGGCTGCCCTTCTTCTCGGAGGCGAGGAGGCTGACCATGTCGAGGTCGAACCCGAGTCCGTGAAGGATGACGCACACTGCGGTCAGTCCACGACCTACACCGCCGGTGCGGTCGTTACCGGTGAGGATCGGGTCAGCCTGGATGGCGGAACGGATGGACCGGATCTCCCTGGTGGAGAGGCGGGTAAGGGAAGCGTTGAGGGGAGGGACGGGGCAGGCAGTGCTTTGCATGCCGTCATTGTCGCACAATGTCGCACCTCGTCTACAAATTTGTGCGACTTTTTGTAATTTACATAGAAACAAGGACCGCTACCCCGTGGAGTAGCGTTCAATTGAGCAGTGATTCGACCTCCTGAAGGAGAGCAATGATCCTCTCGCGGGAGGGATTGCTCTGTCCGATCGAGATCGGGAGGGAGAGATCGCCCCTCGACTGGGCACGCTCCAGTGCCTGCACCACCATAGAGAGGAGGCTGACCGGCTCGACTCCGGTCTTGATTGCGATGGGTTCCACCCTCTTCTGGACCTGGGCAAACTCAGGACTGAGCATCACCCCTTTAAGTGGGTCACCCCCTTGGGCCGCGTGATCGAGCATCGCACCCACTGCGATCTTCGCCAGGGTCGAGGCACTCACTCCCGTCCCGATTGCCAACCGCTCCAGCCGGTCAGCCATGTCTCTGTCCTTCTGTGCCCAGCGGATCGTCAGCGTGTCCTTGTTCATGGCGGCATTACGGGACACAAATTCGGCCCGATGTCCACAAAAACCTACCCGAGTCCTACGGAAAGCATGGGTTTCTACGGGGTGTCGCACTTTCTTTTGCGAAAGTCGCACAATTTATTTGCCATAGATCCCAGAGGTATTACTTTGTGCGACAACGAGATCACAAATCCCACATCCACCACCATGAAAGCCACCACCATGAAAGCCACCACCATGAAAGCCACCGACACCGAGCCGAAGCTTCTGACCGTCCGAGAGACGGCAGTATTCCTCCGCATCCCCCTGCCCACCGTTTACTACCTGCTCCAGAACGGGAAGCTTGCCGGGTGCCTCATCGGGGGACGTTGGCGCATCTGCCGGTCCACCTTGGAGGAGATGATCATCCCGAAGCTCTACACCAAGGCTGACGACGGCAGCCTCGTAGCCCAGGCTGACGACGGCAGCCTCGTAGCCTTAGCCGACTGAGTCCCACCCTTTCTTCTCCCAACCAACCAACGACACTAGCCTAACCCCCATCATGGACATCACCCACCTCACTCCCGCCATGGCGGCAGACCTCGCACTCGCTCAAGGCGAGGTCGAGAATGCCATCAAGTCCTCGGACAATCCCTACTTCAACAGCACCTATGCGGACCTCGCCCAGGTGCTGGCAACGGCACGACCGGTCTACGCTCGGCGCGGTCTGTCCCTCCTCCAGGGCAGCAGCTTCGACGGCACCCTGGTGACCGTCACGTCCTCGCTCTGCCACAAGTCCGGTGGCTACGTCACCTCTGCCATGTCCTGCAAACCGGGCAGCGTAGACAAGAAAGGGGAGTTCAAGGAACGACCGGACGCGCAAGGTGTCGGAGGTGCCACCACCTACCTTCGCCGGTATGCTGCGGCAGCCATGTATTGCATCGCGCAGGTCGATGACGACGGCAACGGCACCGGCGAGAACTACCGGCGGGACCGGGACGACGACCGGCGGGACGATCACCGGGACGACCGGCGGGACGATCACCGGGACGACCGGCGGGACCACCGGGAACCAGTGCGCCAGTCCCTCCCGACTGCTGGGTTCCTGCCCTCGCAGTCCCTTATTGATGCCGTCGAGAAGGCGGGTGCCTCGATCAATGCGTGGAACGACATCAATGGACGCTACGAGAAACGCTACACCGACCTCCAGGCGCAGGATGCGCGGGATGCCTGGGACTGGATCGTCGCCCAGGCCAAACGTGCCGGACTCACCCCTGACCCTGACGGTGCCGGGTTCATCAAGTCTGCCCTTGCCAAGCCGATGGAACCGTCTGCCCTGCCTGACTTCCTCCGTGCCTGACCCTCTCTCAATCCAACCACACTAACATACCCACGATATGAAATTCGACGAAAACTCAGAACTGATCTCCAAGAGAATCCGGCACCTGAAGAGACTCAAGAGACAGCGTGAAACCTACGCCGGATATCAAGCCGACACCCTCGATCAGGTAATGCTTGCCGGTTACACTTGGTGTGAGATCGAGGACGCTGCCGTCATGTCCAATAGACTCCCCCTCAAGAGCTTAGCTCTGTCCCTCGGGAGAACCTACTGGGCAGTCACCAATCGCCGCGCAAAACTCCGCAGACTAGCAGCCCAGTGAACTACACCTACAACTCCCAGGACCACACGATCGAGGAAGTGGACACCGAAGAAGGGAACACCACGGCAGCCGTTCTCCTCGACTCCATCAGCCCTGACAAAGCCCTATCAATCGTCGCTTCCCTCAACAACGAGGCAGTCTATAAGTTCTACTCACCCAGTCGCTTCACTCTAATCTTTCCTGACCATGAATCTAACTGAACAACCATCCTATCGTGCCTCATCCCTTGCGAGGATCGAGGCTTGCCCTGCCTCCGTCGAACTGTCCAAGCTTGCCCAGGCTGACACCGGCAGCGAGATCGCAGAGCGTGGAAACCGCATTCACGCAGCCATTGCTGCGACATTCACTAGGGGGGCGGAGACACCGAACCTTGAGGATGGAGAGGCGGAGGTGGTCCAGACGATTCTAGACCGGATCTCTCGTGTCTATGCAGCTAAGCCCGACGAGATCCTCGTCGAGCATACCCTGGAACTCCAGGGTCCAGGGTTCAAGCTGACAGGCACAGTCGATATGGTTATGTTTTTCGGCGACCATGCCGTGGTCATGGATCACAAGACGGGATTCAAGCCTGTGGCACCGGCAGGCGAGAACATCCAACTCCTTACCTACACCCTGATGCTGGCGTCAAAGCGCCGGGACATTAAGTCATTCACCCTCCTCATCAATCAACCGATGGTGAAGGGTGGTGGCACTGAGGCGAGGATCGAGATCTCAGACCTACGAGACGTGTGGCAGCGGCTCGAACGGCTTGGCAGGAGCGTGACGCCTGACGCCACGCCGACACCTTCGGAGTCTGCCTGCCAATACTGCCCCGCCCTGGAACTCTGCCCCGCTCACAAGGCGAACCTCGCGACGGTGTCCAAGCTGGACATCGTGCATAGCTGGGCAAGCCTGACGGTTGCCGACAAGGTGGTCCTCTGGAAGCAGCTTCGCCTCGCGACTGCCGTCATCGGCAAATACGAGACGCTGTTCCGCTCCGAGTTGGAGGCGAACCCTGACGCATTCCCAGGCGAGATCCGGCTGACGGCAGGGAAGAAGATGACCAAGATCAAGAACCCGTCCGGTCTGTTCAAGGTGCTGGCTGCCCTCGGTCTGACTGGCGACCAGTTCGCCGCCTGCGTGGACATCAAAAAGACTGAGCTTGAGAAGGTAGTCAAACCACTGACCGGTCGCAAGGGCAAGGAGTTCGATGGGTGGTGGAAGTTTACCCTGGCACCATTCGTCGAAGAGTCCACCACCAGGGGTAGTCTCGAAACCGTCAAGTGATTACTGCCATGGCTAAGAAAACAAACACGGAAAGGTCCAGGGCATGGAGGCTGCGGAATCCTGACAAGCATTATGAATCCACTATCAACTGGCGTAAGAATAACCGGGATGCTTCACTGGCGATCCAACGGAAGTCAAATAAAAAACAGAACGCAGGATGGGAACAGGCACCTGCTCGCCATCAACCGTGGGAGTTGCACGAGGAGAGTCTGCTGATGTCTGGTAAGCACACCGACAAAGAATTAGCTGTAATGCTAGGAAGAAGTAGGTGGGCAATCTACTGCAAACGCTGCCGCATCAACCAACAGAACGGCGGCGACGCTATCGAACTTACATCCTGACATGCTCTACATCAACATCCCCATCTCGGTCCTGTCATCCTCCGAATACCGGCGGTGCAAACCCCTCAAGCGTGCCACTTGGCTTAACCTACTCGGCTACTGCTGCATCCAGGAGAATGGTGGCAGGATCGTAGGGGCGGCAGACTGGGATGACCGTGAGTGGCAGCAGATCGCTGCCGTCACCCTGGAGGAGGTGCGGATGGAGTCCACCCTCTGGACCTGGGATGGGGATGACGTGGTCGTGTGGGCATACCCAGCCGAGCAGGAACTGGTGATGCGTGCGAAGAGGGAGGGAGGGGTGAAGGGTGCCGCCAAACGGTGGGCAGCAAAGCCTGACGCTGAGACCCCGATCCCTCCCTCTGTGCCTGACCTATTCCCTTCCTCTGTGCCTGACCTATTCCCTCCCTCTTTGCCTGACCCTGTAGCACTCCCATTGCCAGTGGCAATAGGTAAAGAAAGGGAAGGAAAGGAAAGGGAAGTAAAGGAAAGGGAATCACTCGCACACGGGGACGGCGAAGCGATCCGCCGGATGGTCCGGTCGTATGGTGAAGCGTCCGGCAAGGCACCGTCCGGCGAGGCAGAGAAGGCAGCCATGCGTCTGATCCAGGCAGGAGAGGTCACCCTCGACGATCTCGTCGCCAAGGTGGACGCGATCTGCACTGCCTGCCTGGAGGTGCCCCTGCTCCGCAAAGGGTTCCTGCCACGACCCTACGATCTGTTCGCGGAGAACGGGTGGCTAGTCTCTCCCGAGGTTTACCGAGCGACCGGGATGCGGGCACCCAAGACGGTGGATCCCTCCCCAGGGACGGCACCGAAGCGTCAGGACTGGCAGATCCGCAAGGACATCGATGCCGTCACGCTGGAGGTCACCAAGATCCGCAGCAAGGATGCCAACTGGCGGCACTACCAGCACCAACCAGATCCAGAGTCCGATTTCACTGAGCCACGGAAGGCACTGAAGAAAGCTGCTGCCGAGGAGATCGCAGCCCTGACTAAGAGACTGGATGCTTTGAATGATGAGATAAAAACCGCACTACCCAACTGATATGAGTCAACCTGAATTGTTTGAATGTCCAATCGTGCTGTCCCCTCGGGTGAGGTGGATGAAGCGGCACGGCATCGAGATTGCGCCGAAGGTGGCGGGAGTCCCGCACTACGACGACGCAGGTCTGCCTTATCCTACGGCGGTGTCCTGCGGCGAAGGTGAGGACGCAGTCAGAACCTACGGGATCGACCTGAGCGAGGCACTGATCTTCATGGCCATGAACCTGGGCATCCGTCTCTGGAATGAGGAGGCATCACGATGACCGTCTCCGAACGCATCAAAGATCTGCGCCCGGCGGACAGCATCGGGTTCCTGGCGCGGGAGATGGACAGCGTCAGGCAGTCCATCGGTCTGCCGGTGGACGACCAGATCGATCTCCTCGACCTCATCGCGCTGAGCGATCGGACAGGGATCTCCCTGCTCACCATCCGCAATGCGATCATCAAGGCAGGGGGCAAGACCATCTTGCTGGGAACGAAGCGATTCGTCCGCAAGACGGTGTGGCTTGAGGTTCTGCAAGGGCTGGAGAAAGGACTCGACTCATGAGCAGATACCGAGACGACGAAATGCCGGACTACGGGTGCGACGATGCCGAGTGCCGGTGCGGTGGCTACTTAACCGAGGTGCCCACCCGGTGCGAGCATGGTCAGGAATACCAGCACTGTTTCCTCTGCCACATCCAGGGCAAGCCACGGTCCACCCTGATCACGTTCGAGTGTGAGGACTGCCTCGCCATCACGACCATGGATCTGGTGCAGGAGGAACCCCCCGACTGGGAGGAAACCCTGCCCTGGAACACCGAGGTGGCTGACCGGCATCAACTCTGCCCGCATGGGGAGGACGGTGACTGCGATGCCTGCCACGTCCTGCCCGACTTTGCCTACGACGCATGGAGGGAGAGACGATGATCAGTAAGACCACCCCGACCGGTCGCGTTGACCTCACCCTCACCGGCTGCGCCTGCCCTCCCACTACCGCAGGCCCCTGCGGCTGCCCCTTCGACCATGCCCACCACTGGGTCCGGTCGAGCGGGGGGCAGTGGATGGAATCCCCACGGGGATCGAAGACCCTGGCTGACATTGTGGCGGGTCGCACAATTGTGGAAATAATGTGCGACAAGGTGTGACCTTTGTGCGACCATAGAAACCAGCAACGGACCCACCTACCATACACATCACAATGTTTAAGACACCATCAGTGTTCCTCCCCATCCTCGCCTTTCTTGGTGTGACTGGGGGCAAGCCTATCTTACCACCTCAGAGGAGGACTGGCGAGAAGAGACCTCGTCGCCTGCCCAGGCTCGGACGGTGGAACGAGAGACCGACCGAGCCGAACCGGCACTGGAATGCCTACGCTCTGCGGAAGGCGGGCCTGAGAAAATACAGGGTCTTCTCGAAGGGTAGGCGTCTCACGATGCTGGTCCCCGTTGGAGACTGGGAGACCCTCATGGGTCATTGACTTTGCGACAAACTGAACTAACACACCACACTAAGAAAAATATGGCAAGACGTCCAATCAAAATCAGGATCGACCTCAAGAAGATCGATCAAAGCCTCTGCTACCGCTCCGACAAGACGGGTGCAGTCTACCTCGATCTCGTCGCCTGGGAGGTGGATGACTCCCGCTACGGTGAGACCCACCGGGTCAGCCAGGACGAACCGAAAGACTACGACGGAGATCGTCTCCCGATCTGCGGCAACCTGACCGACCCCGAAAAAGTCCGCGATGAAGATCGCCGGGATGATCGCCGGGATGACCGGCGTGAACCCTCACGGGACCGAAACGACGATCGGCGTGGAGATCGCCGGGACGATCGCCGGGAACCCTCCCGTGATCCCCATGGCCGGGACCGGTCCACCTACCGTGGACAGGGTGGCACCGATGGCAATCCTCGGGACGATCGCCGGGGAGACCGCAGGGAGGATGACCGCCCGAACCCACGCCAGGAACGCAGTCCTCGTGAGGCTGCCCAGCCTGCCTACCAGCAGGAGCGGGAACCCCGTGAGACCTCCCGGGCCGGGAACTGGGGCAGGGAGAGACCGACCTCGGTTGACTCACAGGACGAAATCCCCTTCTGACCTAAGCCTGGAGGGGGCGAACTAAAGACAGGGGGGGGACGAGAGTCCTCCCCTTTGTCGTGTCAGGATGCAGCCAGGGCAGCGATCGATTCGTAGGTCAGTGCCCAGTATTCGGCAGCCTGCTCCTTGCTCCGGGTGTTCCGGTAGTGCCGCTGGAAGGTCTTGATGGTGGTGTGCCCCATCTCCTCCCGCACCTGATCGGACGGCACGGTGGGTGCGAGGTAGGATCCGAACGAGTGCCGGGTCAGGTCTCTGTTTGCGAGGGACCATTCCGCGATGAGGCTGCCATCAGGACGGCGGATCAGGTGCCCCCGCCTCTTACGGTAGTTGACCGGACAGAGTCTCCCATTGTCCTGCTTGTAGGCCGTCAGCCAGGACAGCAGGGTCGGATTGAGGGTGACATAGCGCATCACGGCACCGGTCTTCTCAGCGTTCTTCTTGTCGCGGATCGCCAGGATTCCTTGTGACCATTTGACGTCAGCCCAGGTGATGCCGTTGTCTGACTCGAACTCTCCCGTGGGACGCAGACCGGCGAAGCAGAGGACGGCGAAGTAGAGACCCATGGGTCGGTCCTCACGCAGGCACCTGACCAGCAACTCACGAAGCTGCTCGGGCTGGAGGATCACCACCTCACGTGCCTCCAGGGACTTCACCCGGATGGCAGTGATGGGAGACCGGATGACCTTGCCGTTGGCGATAGCGTGAGAATAGAGGGACCGCAGCATCTTGACTGCGGTGTTGTGGGTCTTGGGTGCCCACTTGTTCCGCTTGTCGGCGGCAGCGATCTCGTCCCTCCAGAAATCGATGTCCATGGTGCCGACTCTGTGATCCCAGAGTCCCGGGGTGAACTTGCGCTCCAACCAAGTCCACGACACTGCCACTGATTTCTTCGGGTGATCAATCAGATAAGCCGTAAGCAGGGCGCGGAGGGTAGGGGATCTCCGCTCCGCTGAGACCCGGTCGAGCATGACGTTGCAGAAGTCCTCCAGTCCATCATACCCAAGCATCTGTGCTTCCTGATCGACCCTGACGGCGACCTCGATCAGGGCAGTGGGTGCGGTCGAGACGTTCCGGCCCGAGGTCTTCATCGACTTCCTGACCTGATCAGCCCGCGCCTCGGCTGCCCCCTTTGTTGGGAAGTTTTCCCTGGATCGCTTCCCCGTAGGGCTGAGCGAGGGAGGGATGGACAACTGCCAAGACCCTGACTGTTGGTCTTGGATCGGAGTTAGTGAGGCTACTCTTGGCATGGCTTTACTTGACGTGATCGCAGACACGGCACCGCCATCCCCGGATGGCACCCTTCCTCCATTCGATGATGTCGTGACCGGCGGGTTGGTGGCATGGCCCGAGGTCAGAGGGTGGTTCTCTTGGTGGTGCGGGCTGCCTTCAGTAGGGTGAACTACTTCACTTCTTCACCTCCGACTGCACGAGGTAGGTGACGATGCCGGTGAAGTAGACCTTCGCCAGGGCATCGTGCTTGTCGCCCCACCGTGCCCACTCCTCCGGGTTGTCCGCGAAGAACGGTTCGAGCAGGGCGGCAGGGCAATGGGTCTCGGTCAGGAACTTGTCGCCCCTGCCGTGGACCGGGGTCTTGAGACCACGACGGAAGCCGACCTTGCCCTGCTCCATCGCTCCGATCATGGCCGCGCCCAGTGCGCTCTTGAGGGTGTGTTCGATGACCTCGAAACCCTTCGCCCTGCCTACCGTTGCACCCGGTTCTTTGTAGGCGTTGAAGTGCAACTCGACTGCCATGGTGCAGCCTGCTGCCTTGAGTTGCCGAGCGATGTCGGTCATGGCGGATCCGTAACCCTCACCGGCATACCGATCGAACACCGTAGCCTTGATCCCCTGCGCCCGCAGTAGGTTCCAGAGGGACCGTGCCACCCGGGAATTGTAGTTCCACTCGTTGGTCTTGCCGTCCGCTGCCAGGGCACCACGGTCACCGGGGCGAGAGTGCCCCACGCAGATGCCAACGTGGGCACCAGCAGGGATTGTGGCCGGACGACCACTCAGACCGGCGGTGTCGCCGGACGGCGGCATGTTGGCGAAGGTGAGAGGAACATCACCCCCACGTTCGAGCATCGCCTCCCTCCTGGCAATGATCTCGGATGCGGTCATCCTCTCGCCGCGAGGGAGTCCGAAGTTGATCTTGGACGAGTCGGGAATGAACCCAGGAGGCAGCGGGACCACGGCACCCGGTAGATAGTCGAAGGCGGCTGCGAGAGGTGCGTCCTTCAGGATGGCAGCTTCCAGTTCGTTCGTCAGTGACCGGATCAGGGAAGGAGACCTGCGGTCGACTGCACCGTGGATCTCGATGCAGATGTCGGGGATGGTTCGATGGTTCATGACCCTGACTTTATAGTAGTTGTGGCACTCTATCAAACACCATTGTGGCATTTTAGTGGCACTCGCTTTCCTATTGTCCTGACCTGCACACCCCTCAAACCGCATCCCACATCGGGGTGATTAGTAAATGGACAGGCTGGGACTCGAACCCAGGACCAATTGGTTAAAAGACAAGAGGGAATGGGCTGGAATTTCGGAATACCCCGTAGGATTCCCCCTACTTCCCAGCAAAACTGGGCAGAAAGTATGGTTTTTGAGGCATTCTTAGTGGCACTGTAGTGGCACTCGTGTATCTGAACATCACCTCCCGAGTGGCTGGATGCCAGGACTGAAGGTGGTGTAGGGTTGCAGATCCTTAGTGCGCTGTCAATCAGTTGGAGAGACCGTCGATCTGGTCCTCGACCGACCGGGAAAGGATGCCGACAGCCCGCCACCGGCGAAGCTGCTCCTCTCTCGCGCCCGAGGGCAGCCGGTTCAACTCGGTTGCCATGGCGGCAGCCTTGGCCCCTGACGCAGTGCCCATGCCTCTGAAGGATTTCTCCAACTTGGTCAGGGTGGGCTTGGTGCCGGTGACTTCGATGTCCTCGGCGATCTCGGACAGGAGTCTGCTCTCGTCCGAGGTGATGCGCCCTGCCTTGAGCAGACCCTCGACCTTGGCCTGCGCCTTGGCCGGATCTTTGCGGATGTCCTCGGTCAGCTTGTCCCACCGTTTGTCTGTCTCTCTTCCCTTGGTGACTGCGGCAGGCTCAAAGAGCGCACGCTCGGTGTCATCCCCCAGTCCGAAGGAACGGACGGTGCGGGCACCGATGTCGTAGATCAGGGTGCCGTTGCCGGACAGCCTGCCCGCAGCCTGTGCGGTGTGGTGCGCTGCCAGGGTTAGGTCGTGCAGGTTGAGACCGTTCTCCGTCATGTTCCAGAGATCACCCAGAGGGCGAGCAACGGACTCCAGGGATTGGAGGATCGGCAACTCTGCGCCGGACCCTGCGTTCCCCACGGCAGCGCCGGCGATCGAGGCGAGCCCTTGGCCGAACAAGAAGATCCCGTTGAGGGGACCGAGGATGGCACCGGCGACGTAGTCCCCCCACTCGAAGTCTTCCTCGTCGTCGTCATTGAACGGGGCGCGGATCAGGTCCGAGGCAAGCTGGAAGATCAAGGGCAGGATGAGGTGACCCACCACCACCCTCTTGGCGAAGTCTTTCCCGGCACCGGCACGACCGGCACGCATGTCGGCGAACGCTTCCCAGGTCGATTGGAGATACTGCCGAGGCGAGGTCAGATACATCGTGAACACCCTGGCAATGCTGCCATCCATCTCGAAGGTCGAGAGGTCTTTGATGTTGCCAGCCTGCTGGTTGCGGTCGGTTGCCATCTCAAAGGCCAGGACGGCGAAGTCCTCGATCTCCGCCTCGGTGGCAGCCGGGTTGCGTTTGACGGCAACGTCCCTGGCGTGCATGTAGGCAGAGTAGCCGCCGATGATGACCGGGATGATGTCCCCCGCCCTGCCGGTCACCATGCCGAACTCGATCGACTGCATCAGACCGGATTTCGGTTTCTGCTTACCACCGACCATGCGGTCGATGTTGCCCGAGATGGTCGCCATGATGTCCCGGTCGTAGCCGTTCTGGAAGCGGGCTTGGGTGTAGGCGAGGGATGCCATCTTGTCCCAGTTGCCCTTGGGGTCAGTCCAGAACTTGGCTTGATACTTCGTGAATGCACGGAACGGCACGTCGAACAGGTAACCAGGGAACGCAGTCAACTGCTTGAAGAACACCCCCCAGTTGTAGCTGAGCGAGGCGAGGACGTGCGCCCTGCGGATCGCATCGAGTTTACCGACCATCTTGGCACCACGGTTCCCTCCGTCCGCGAAGTATTGCAAACGTTGCTGGATGGCATCGTTCAACTGCCTGGACGCATACTGGGTGATTCCCTTCTGGACGTCTTTGTGTCCTAGCACGGAGCGCAACTCTACCATCGGCTCAGCCCACACCGTGAAGTGCTTCGCCTGGGCAACGTGCTGGGTGTAGAGCGAGAGTGCCCCGACCGACGTGTCCGGCTCAGCCTTGTGGTTGATCCGTCCCGACAGGAACCCTGGCGAGAGTGCCCCTCCTGCGGGGATGTTTGAGTCGATCAGGTTGTCGATCTTCACCCGGTCGGAGACGAACCGGAGCGGAGAATAGTGCCGGACCTTCGGCAGGCTTGCACCGTAGACCCTGCGGTAGACCTGATTGATCTCGTCGTAGCCGGTCTCGTATCGCTCGGATAGGAAGTCTCGGATCGCTAGGGACTCGGGGGTCAGGTAGTCCTCGATCTGGTTCATGGTCTCCTGGGAATACCCGTGGAACTCCATGGTCTGACCGACACCCTCCTGCCTCCACATCATCGAGAGGTTGATCGCCTGATCCTGGGACAGCCTCATCTCCTCGTCGGTGACCATCGTCTCGTTGACGAATTCGATCTTGGACAGGTTCTGCTTCTTCTCCAGGGTCTTGATGCGGCCCTCAAGTCGTTTGATCTCCACCTTATCGGTTGCCGCTACCAGGGTAGTCCTAAGCCCGCTGAGAATGTTGTTGTGTTCGTCGAGTGCCAAGAGGATTCTCGACTCCTCGTCTACCGACAGATCTAAGCTGACTGCGGTCAGGGTGCCGTTCGCCAGTCCCCGTGCTTGCACAAGCGGGATGTTCTTAGTATAGCGGGCACCCTTGGGGATGTTCCGCCGCATGACACCGGTGTCGTCATGCTCCTGGGTTTGCTCGACGTGCTTGACTGCGACCTTGTTCTTCCACATGGGCTGCGCCTTGTCGAGGAGGGAGCCCCCCGTCCGGTCGATCCCGTAGATGTCTGCCAGGAATTCTGCTAACCGGTTGATCTCGTTGCCGACCTCGTTCGCCTCCCGGTGGGTGGCACGGTGGACGATCTTGGTGCCCCACTCACTGAGCGCACTGCCGAGGGTTCCGGTCGTCAGGTCAGCCCGGGATGCCGCATTGAGCAACCACTCCCAGGAGATCAGGTTAGCGTGGAACTGGGCGAACTTGGCACCCTCACTGCTCTGCTCGGCTGCCTTGCGTTTCGCGTCTGAGTCATTGAGGAGACCGGCACCGCCGGTGATCGTCTCCAGCATGGTGGCGCGGACGGCATCGATCCTGACCTTGCGATCAGCTTCGAGGGTCGTGCGAGTGAGTCTCCCCTCACTGATCATCGCCTCGATCTCCTCGGCAATCTCTGCCAGATCCTCCACGGACTTGGACGTCGGGGCACCGAACCGGACCACCCGAAGCAACTCCACGCTCTTTGCCATGGTGACGTCGTCGTCCTGACTAGCAGCGATTGTGGCATCAAGCCCCCTGATCTTCTCACCGGCTTGCTCTGCGTCCAGTTCTAACTCGACAGCAATCAGCTTCAACTCGTCGGTGACGACGTGCCCGACGTTCGAGATGTCGCGGTTCTTGTGGTCCTTCCTCGCGAGTCCCTTATCCATCAGGTTGTCGATCTGATTGAGCAGGCTGCGCTTCGCCTGTGCATCGGTCAGAGCGTAGACACGCTCGATCCGGTCTTGCAGCTTGGTGAGACGCTCGAAAGGGGTGCTGGATTGGATGAGGGCACCGAACCCTCCCAGGCTGACCCGGGTCTCACGGGGCAACGTGGCGATGATCCTCTCAAGGGTGCGAGCGTGATCGATCAGCCGCATCCTGGCTGCCAGGGTTTGCCGTGGCGTGTAGTTGAGATCGACCTTGAGGACGGTCTTCCGTTGAAGCTTCGCCAGATCCCCCTCGGTCTTCGCCTCGGTGATAGCCCTCTCGTGCATCGTCACTGCCTGGACGATCTCGGTCTCTTGGGCTGGGGTCAGGGTTGGCATGCTCAGCCGGACGGCGGCAGCGGCAGGCCCGCCCGCCTTGAGTTTCTGGGCATCGGCGATCTTGACCGAGATCACCTTCGGATTGAGCCCGCCGGACTTGATCAGGCTGCTACGGTTGCCACGGGTGGCAACGCTGTTGCGATCCTGAGCGACCTCACGGGAGATCTCTGCCAGGGCGGTGCGTGCAGCCCTGACACTCTCCAGGGATGCCTTGGTCTCGACCAGGGGACCACGTCCCACTGATAGGGTGGGACCGATCTCTCTGCCCTCCTCCTGCACCCACAGAGGCAGGAGGCCCACCTTCTGCGGGGCATACTCGGTGGATCCTCCGTCTGCCTTCTGGTTCTTCTCACCGTGAGGTCCGAAGTTGACCCAGGAGTTCTGCCCCCGAGTCTCTGCGGTCATGGCAGGAAGGGCAGCCGGGGAATACATGGCTGCGTGAGACTGCCACGCATTCTCCTCACCGGCGGCACGGAATCCGAACCCTTCCTTGATGTGTCCGAAGTAATCGTGGACGACCCGGAAGACGTCGTTCGCGACCATCGTGTGACCGTTGATCACCTCGCCGGTCTCGACTAGCATCGGGTTCTTGGACACGTCCAGGGCGGCACTCTCAGGACCACCGAACCCATCGGAGGTTGGGTAGAACCAGAGGTGACCGTTCTCGACCACATCGAGGATGGCATTGCGAGGGTTGCCGTAGGGATCCGGCTCACCGGAAGGGATCGGTTCGATCTTCAGACCGGTTGACTTGACGAATTCGTATTGCGCCAGGGTCTCGTCGATCATGGCCGAATAGGACGCAGCAACGGCAGGGTTGTCCGGTTCGTTCTCCATGTCGTCGAACGCGGCTGCGATCCGAATGGCACGGGACTTCTTGACGTTGACGTAGCGGGAGGGTGGCGTGTAGGTCAGGCCCCTGCTGGCAGTGTAGTCGATGGCAGCCTGACGGGCAGGCATGTGAGGACCGAACTCAACCTCGGTCTCCTCGGTGGCACCAACTCGCACCACCTTGGCAAAGACCGGCATGCCCTCCAGGGCGCGACTGCCAACCGACAGGGTGACGCCGACCCCGACCTTGATCTGGACGTCCTCACGGGCGGCGTCTTGGATCGGGATTGCTTCATCGTAGCCAACCAGTGGGACGGTGCTGGCATCGTATTTGTCCGCAGGCCCGTGGTCTTCTGACCGGACCATGAAGACAACGTCAGGCTCCCCGAGGGTTTCGTAGGTCCACCCCTCCGGGGCATACTCACGATTAAACGCAACTCGGGCGACCGGACGGAACCCGTAGGGGGCATAGAGGTTGGGCAGGAACCCGCCGATCTCGAATGCGTCGAGACGGTTGGCATACTGTGATGCCTCGGCCAGGATCGGCTGGATGTCAGCCTTGGACCCTGGTAGTTTATAGACGCTGACGAGGTCACCATCGGAGGTGACCGCAACACCGGCGGTGTTGTCCGGTGAGGTGAATAGGGAGGTGGCGGGATCGAGATAGAACTCGATCGGCTTGATCGCAACAGCCTTGCCTTGCCGATGCGTGTCGCGGACACGCTGGAGGGCATCACGGAATGCTAGACCTCGGGCGTCTCGCTGCTCCCTTGTTTCTCCTCTTCCTGCAAAAGATCCTGAAGATAGACCCCCATTCCGAGTTGCGACTTGTGCCGTTCCATTTCGGCTGCCTTTTTCTCTGCCGTTTTCTTTGCCGACAGGGCTGCCAATGCTAGAGCGAAGTCCTTCATCTTGTCCGGCGGGATCTGGGCTGCCAACTCGTGAGGCTCGATTCCTCGCGTCGAGTGCTTGCTGTCCGAGTCCTCGTTGTTCTGCGAGTTTGAAGAATTCTTCGTCATAGGATGATTTGAGTTTGTCAGAGTTATTTTTGCCGGTCAGCTTAGCCCAGAGATCCTTCTCGGGATACCACAAAATTGCCTGGATGTCAGCATTGGAGACCTCGTGCCCCATTGCGCGGAGTCTCTCCCTGACATCATTCACGATCGCAGAGATGATGCGCCGGTCAGCCCCCGCAGGGGAGTCCGTGACGGCAGGCAGCATGGTCTTGGAGGCGGCTGCCCACTCGGGCTTGAGCCCGCCCGCATCCTTTGCCCTGAGTAGGTCCGGGGGCATCTGTAGGGTGCGACCGGCTTTTGCATAAGCCTTGGACATGATCGCAATCTTCTCGCCCGCCTTCATCCGTGGGTTTGCCTTGAGAGGGGCGAAGAGAGACCGGCGACGGAACTGCTCTATCGTGGCAGCCAAGTCGAGGATGTTGAGAGACCCGTCACGCAGGGCGGCAACCTCACTCGGGGTGAGCATTGCTGCGGTGAATCGGTTATTGTCGAATTGTTCCTGCGTGACATCACCTGCTGCCAGGGATGCCTTCTCCTCCGGGGTAGCCTGCCTCGTCTTGCGAAACAGGTCATAGATCTTACTCCACCTATCAAACAGCACCTTGGCATCAGCCTGCAAGGCAGACATATCAAGGTTCGCCATGTCCTCCTGGGACACCTCCGATGCCTTCTGTTTTCCGCTCTTTGAGAACACCTCGTGAACCTTAAGGCCGCGCAGTGATTCGGGCAGTGGCATGCCTGACTCGGCTAGTGAGGTGATTAGGCGGGCAGCCTGAACCCCGGTGGCTTGGTCCTTCAGGGAATCGCCAGTCCAGCGTCCCCAGGTCCGGCGCATCCAGAGATCAATGGTGACTGGGTTAAATTTACCCATGAGGTTCTGCAAGAACCCTTGACCGATCTTGGGACCGAACAGGGCGGCACCCTGGACGATGTCGTCCTTCCTGCCTTCGATGCTGGTCTTCTTCCCGGTCAGCAGGAATGCGAGGTCTTCGAGTTCCCTGACCGAGTAGTCGTTCTCGATGATCTCGTAGAGTCTGTCGAACCCAACTTCCTCGATCAGTTTGTTGGCTAGTTCGAGGTTAGCTTTGATAGCCGGTCCCTTGGAACCGTATTTGCGGTTCGGATTGAACCTGCCCGTGGTCTTGTAGATGAAGAACTGCTCCTCGGCATAGACCGAGTTCTGCGCCACCGTCAGGTTCTGCGAGGTGATTGCCATCGCTAGATAGAAAGTCAGCTTTGCGTTCCTGGCCTTGCCGTCAAACACCTTGCCCGCCTTCGCATCGCTCCCCATCTCGGGGTGAAGCACGGTCGCGATCTCCATGGCAGACCTAACCGAAGTCGTATACCAATTTGCCGCGTTCTTGCCGGACTCCTTGAGTGCATAGAGAGCCTCCTGTAACGTGTTTGCGGTGATCTCCTCCAACTCCTCCGGGGTGATGTCGGTCGAGGTGATCTTCCTACCCCAATACGAAACTGCCGTGGCTTTGAGGTATGCGGCTGCCCCGATGTGGGAACGTCTCGCCTTCTCGGTCTCACCGTAGAGCAGCTTGACGGCAGAGGTAGGCATTGCTTCCTTGGTCTCAACGGAGAGGGTAGGACCGACCGTGGTCTTGGCCTCCGACCGGCGGAGGTTCTCCGCATAGGCAGTGATGACAGCTTCCGAGGTGTCGTCATTCTTGCGAAGGTAGGCATCAGCCTGATCCGGTGTGAGGGGCAGCATCCTGGCAAGTTGCCCAGCTTCATCGTTGGTCAGCCCAGCATAGGGGTTGAACGTCGTGCCGGTCTGCAAACCGGAGGACTGTGCCAGGGCAGACTCGAACCGGGGAGCGACGGCACCACCGGCAATCGCCTTCTGCAATCCGATCGCCCGGTGCATGATCTCCTTGCTCCAGGCTGCGAGCATGGTGAGGAATTCACGCACGCTCTTGGGCATGCTCTTGGTCTCGACGGACTTGCCGACGAGGTAGTCGAGGGCAGCGTCAGAGAACCACTCTACCATCCCCTCGGGGGTGGCAAGGTGAGAGGACTCTGCACCGGCGAACTTCTCGACCGATGCCCGCCACCCTCGGAGGTCTTCCATCGTGACGTTGCCGTCCTCAAGCCCACGCTTCACCCACTCCTGGGACTTCTCCCTGACGAGGTGATCGGGCCGGGAACCCTGACGGAGTGCGATGACACCCTTCTTGATGCCCTCCCGTGCCTCGGTCCAGTTGCTGCCGAAGACTTGGAACTCTGCCAGGAGGGACTCGGTGGTCCGCTCCGTGCCCTCGCGCATGGGTGCCGTGGCAGCGTCCAGGGCGGCGACCATGCCGTCGCTCGACGCAGCCATGGTGACATCGATCAGTTCTTTCTCGGTGCCGTAGATGGTCACCTCACTGCGTGCGATTCCACGCCGGTCGTCCATCCGGTCGTAGTGATCCACGAGGTCGGAGAGTGCCATGGTGTTGAGGTCAGGCTCGACTACTACGTCCTTGGTCTGAGCCTGGAATGCCGCAACCACCTTACCAACTCCCGCCTTGGCATTGACACCCAGTGCCGTGCGGATCTCGGTGCGCTTCGCTGGGCTCAGAGTGCCCCACTGCTTACGGAATTCACCCTCGTCGCCGTCCCGTAGGGTGATGACGTCAGCGTCCTCCATGATGCCGGTCAGGACGTGCTTCCGTGGTGCGTCCTCATCGACATCGGCGTCCTTATCGGAGGAGACCTCGGACAGGTCCGGCTTGAGACCTTCGACCTGGGCAGCCTCGGCGATGTGACCATTGGACTCGGTCGCTGACTCCAGTAGGGCGCGGGCATTGCCCTGCCATTCACCCAGCATCTTGCGCCCCTCGTTGGCGACCACCTCGTCCGAGGCAGTACCAAGCATGCGCTCCATGTGACGGACGGCAGGGTGGGAACCGTCGAGGATCTTGGAGGCAGTCTCGATGGTGATGGTGTTCATCGCCTTCTGCGCCTTCATCAGGATGACCTTGTCAGAGCGTTCCATCCCGTGCATGGCTGCACCGGTGAGGAATGCCACGCCTGCTGTCCGGGTCATCTTCTCAGGATCGAGGAGGACACGGTCAGGATCGACACCCCCAACCTTCTCGGAGAGATCGACGAGGAACTGGGAAGACAATTCCTGTCCCATCTCCCCTACCCCGCTGAAGACTGCCCGACCGAGACCGGTCTCGACATAACGCCCTACCGTTGCCGCAACCATCTTACCGACCGGCGTTGCCTTGAAGACCTTGCCGCCGACACCACCAAGACCGAGACCTTCGAGAGATCCGATGGCACCCTGGACGTAGGTCTGAATTCTGCGACCGTCAGCGTCAAGCCCTGCATCCTCGGCATTGTTGTAGCCACTGGCAGCCTGACCGGTCACCCCGAGGGCAATCGTTCCTGCACCTCCAGTGGTGGCACCGGCAGCGATGAACCCTAACGCAGAACCGAACCCTGACGGAAGATCACCGAACAGGAAGGTCTCTGCCAGGGCGGGGTTCTTGCGGAGGACTTCCTCGACCTTGGACTTGGTGCCTGCACCGAGGCGACGACCGACCTCTCTCGTGATGTAGCCATAGGCTGCCTCATTGAACCGGTTTGTCTCTGCCCAGGATTCGGCATCCGTGAACATGGTCTTGAATGCGGTCAGGTAGTCACCCTCCAGCATTGCGGCACCAGTCTTCGAGGCTTGGTATCGTGCCAGGACGTTAGCCTGGGCGCTATCGAAGGTGGAGTAGTCCTTGCCGTTCTCCTCGTGAGGGACGGCAGACATCGTGCCCATGCCCTCAATGCCCGAGGCAAGCAGGTCAGAGATAGAGGTGACCAAGGAGGATGTCGCACTCTCGTAGCCAGGGACATCGTTATCGATGGCATTCATCCTCCACATCTTGAAGAATTCCTTGGATCGTTCCTCGGTAGCGACCGGGTCCGCTCCGTTCTGGATCATGTATTGCGCTGCCTGACCAGCGTAAGAGGTCAGCAGTGCCATGCGTGCTGCGGCATCACCCTTCTGGTAAGCATCTCCCCCACGGATGTCGTCCCATTCCAGGGGTGCCACCACTCGGGCGGCACTCTTGTTGACGTTTTCTCTCGGGTCAGTGTAGGTGGGCGGGGTCATTTGTCTTGGGTAGGATAAGCCTTAAATTTCGTCCACGGTGGTGGAGTGGTAGGGAGTAGGGTGTCGAACCCTCGGGTCTGTCCGTCAGGGGTGGCGAACTTCACTGCGCTCCGGTCGAACACACCAGGGGCACCGATCAGGTTGTAGGCATGATCTAAATCCTTCGCCTCCTTGATAGTGATGCCCATGGACTCAAGAAAATCCTCACCCTCTTTGCGGGGTGCGTCCCTGTGCTGCGCCCGCCAGTCGCTATATTCTTGATGTGTTAGGAGTTCGAACTTCTTCGCCTCATATTCATCCGCCCGTGGCGCATACTTCTTGACCATCGAACTGATCAGTTCATGCCCGTGCTTGAGGACCGGATCGGTCCCCTCACTCATCGAATCGGACAGGACACCCATCAGGTATTTACGCATCTTCGGTGGTGCCTCGGAGTTGATCCGGGTCTCCATGGCATACCTTTCATGGAGCGGGGTATTCACCGTCATGCCCTTGGTGACATCATCGCGGAGTGCATAGATCTTCTCGAAGTCCATCTTGCCTCCATCCATCCACCGATCGGTGAGTGCTTTCCGAGCTTCGTTGGTGATGCCCTTGACGCTGTCCAGCATGGCATCCTTCGTCTTCTCGTCCATGTCAGGATACTGGTCGAGCGACAGGGTGGCATTCTCCACGCCGTCCCTGGTGACCCTGCCCTTCTGCTCCTCGATATACTTGCCGAACTTGTAGCGATCGTTCTCGGTCATCCAGGGCATCTTGACTGCCTTGAGGATCTCCTCTGCCTTCCACGGGTCGGTCTCTGCCGTCCGGCTGAGTGCGGTCTTGCCGATCTTGGCATCGGCATCACGCATGCGGATACCCTCCAGTTCTGGCGTTGATAGACCGGCAGCCACCATGGCAGCGGAGACCTCGGCGAACTTCTCCATGTCACCGTTCTCGATCGCATAGTCCTGGGCTGCCCTGCCCTTGACCTTGGCGATAGCGATGTTCTGCCGGATCGACATCGAACCCAGCCGGGTCGAGGTCTCTGCGTCCCAGGCAGTAAGGTTGCGCTCCAGCTTGCGGGTGACCGACCGGCTGCGCTTGAGGCTAGGGTCGAGGATCGATGCCCTGACTGCGTCCGATTTCAGCTTCCAGTCGGCATCCCAGTTGGATGGATCTTCTGGTAGGGCTGCGGCATGCAACTCCCACGCCTGGGTCATGCGTTGATCAGCCTCGACCAACTCCATGGACTCCCGAGCATGAAGGACTTTCTTGCCAATGGCGGAGAGACCCTCACCGATGGCACCCACTGCTTGAGCCGCAGCACGTCCTGTGGAGAGGGCAGCCTCTGCCTGGGCACGTTCTGCCATGGATAGGGCACTACCGTCCTGCAAGACACCGCCTTGGCGCACCTCGCCCGCAGGGGCGGCAGTGCTGAGACGGATGCGTCCAGCCTTGACCGGTGAGACCTGACGTTGCGCGTCCCCTACCCCAGGCATGATCTGAGAGATCCCTGCGCCCGGGTTGGGACCGTTAGGGATGCGGATGAGTTGCCGTTCTTTTGCCATAACAATTATCCCTGTCTCAAAGTCGCACCCTTGTAGGCAGCATCACCGAACGCTGACACAACACCAAGACGTCCCTGCGTGCGGGTTGCTGCGGCACCGGTCACACCGGCGGCATAGCGGGCCCTTCCTTCCTTGGCAGCAAGGTCACCTTGGCGGCGAAGGTCTTCCGCTTCAGAGCGAAGATTGTAACCATCCATCTTGCCCTTCTGTAGAGCGAGGATAGCCTCCTGCCGGGTGTTCCACGCATCGATCCTGGCATCGAACTTCCCTAGCTCAGCACTAAACCGGATGCCCCGCTCTTGCTCTGCACCGTCCCAGGCTGCGACGTGCCCCTCGTAGCGGGACACCTCACCGGCGAACCGGATGCGGCGGGACTCTTGTGCGCTCGATGTGAGGATGTCGAGACGCTCGGTCTCCAGATTGGCAGCGGACTCCTCCAGCAGATCCAACTCGGTGCCGGACTCGACGAACCCAGCCTGCGCGGTCTTGATCCTCTGGTTCCCGAGGAACTGCTGACCGGATCTCCACTGCCGGTATGCAGACTCGCTCCCAGCCTTGTCATTGATCCCAGCCTCGACGTCTAACTCTGCCGCCTTGGTGTAGGCAAACTGCAAGGCACGAGCAGAATTCTGCCGGACTACATCGGCAGCCCTGACGTTCTCCCTGTAATCGATGCCCGCCAGTGCTTGGTTGATCTTCGCCTGCTCCCGCAGCCGGGTAGCCTGGAACTGTCCAGCCCACTCCGCATGCGCGGCGTTAGCCTCGGCCACACTGGCACGTTCGTAGAAGATGCCCTTGTTGTCCTCGGCAGCCTGACGCTCGATCAGTGCTGCTGCGAGGGTGGCATCGGCAGACTTCTTTGCGGCGGCATTCTGACCGATTCCTCCAGCAATGGACGAACCGATGCTTGCTCCAGCGAGTAGTAGTAGTGGAAGCGGCATAGCTCGGTGCCATGCATAGCACTGAGTCGAATTCCCACAACCTTGAATTCCAACAATTACAGAGCTTCCGTCTGATCCCAGTTCACGGTCATGCAGAGTATGGTGCCGGGTAGACCGTTGTTCTGCCGGAACTTCAGACGCGGCTGCCTATCATGACCACCGGCAACGGTGAGTTTGAGAGGTCCGGTCTGCAACGGTGGCGGGATATTCGGGTTGTTGCTTCCAGCGTGAGACTGGCATTCATACCACTGCTCCCTGGTCGCGTCCGAGTATTGCAGGCCGAACGTGTTGTAGACCTCGATGATCACCTGATTGATCCTGGCAATGAAGTGCCGGGTCGATCCCTGCTGAGTCTGCGCGATCAGTGGCAGGGTCTCCATCGTGGACGTGAACGGCAGCCCCACTGCGATCTTGGTGCCTGCCCTTGCCAGGGTGATCGATCCCCCTGACACCACCCTCGTGGGGTGGGTGCCGCCGTCCACCATGACGCTGACGGTCTTGCCATTGAGGTGCGAGAGACCGGAGACGGTAGTGCTGGAGGATTGCACGATCAGGAGACCGGAGTCCCAGTAGAGGCACTCTGCCGGGATGTTATCCAGGGCACGGTCAGGGGTGGTCGGGTGCAGTCTCTCGATGCGCGTGGTGCCGTCGCGAAGGACGGCAAGCCAGATCTCATCGTTGACCGGTCCCGGGATCACTGCCACGCTCAGAATGGTGCCCTCAGTGGTGTGCCGGTGCCACCCTATCACGCTCTGGGTCCGGTCGTAGTTGAGACCGATCAGGTTCCCACCGACGATGCACCAGAGAACAGGGTCAGGTTCTTTCGAGATTGCCATCTGATCGATCCCCAGCCGGGTGATGTGTTCTGCGACCAGTGTCAGGTCATCGGCGGCATAGGGATCTCGTGCGAGGTCGTCGTTTGTGGTGTCGAGACCGATGTAATCCCTGACCCTGCGACCACGACGCTCGACGAACAGCAGGCTGTCATTGAGTTCTACCACACCCACGGCATTCGATCCGTAGGAACTGGACCGGCGGGCACTGGCATTGACGGGATCACCCTCGTATTGCACCACCCACTCATCACCGGCGGTGCCGATGATCAGGGCACCGTTGCGGGATGCCAACCACTGGATCTGGTCCGCAGTCGGTGAGTATAGCTGACGTCTGATGCCAAGGGCAGAGGCACCAGGGAAGCGACCGAACGCACCGAAGTTGTCAACCTCGCTGCCCCAGTAGGTCAGCGGTTCCGATACCGTCCCGGCGAAATAGAGTCGCCCGTCGTGCAGGATGACCTGCCGAGGATACCCGTTCCTCGCATTCCACGAACCCTCTGCCCAGTTGGACGTAGCACTCGTGGTCTGCAATTGACTCTCCACCGTTGCGTTGACGACGGTCGAGGAGGTGAATCCGGTGACCACGACCACGCCAGTCACGATAGGGTTCTTGGTGTCGAGATAGGCAATCGGAGTCCCCGTGCATGAGGTCCATGCCGTGATGTTGACTCTGAGCCTGATGGTGGACGCAGAGAACCCGTTCACCTCAAGGTTTGCATCACTCACCCTGACCCACGACCCGAGGGTCGTCCACGTTGCCCCGTTGTCGTAGGATGCCTCAAGCGCAATCGTGGCAGCCCACACACCCGTCGTGCGGAAGGTGTAGTCACCCTGGACGATCGGAGTGGATGACGTGCCGGTTGCGGTGATGTTGATGGAGAAAGTGTTAGTCGCCCGGGTGTGACTGATGGCGAACCGGCTGCCAACGTGCGTAGACAGGAACGTCGCTGCCGATGCAGTCAGTGTGATGGCACCAGTGGCTGCACTCGGGGTGATGGTCGTGGCAGTCGCATTCGCATCCATGAACGGATAGGAGTCGATCGTCATTGCGGTCAGCGTCCAGTTGGTGTCCGTCACCCGGAAGAGTCTCTGCTGCGGGTAGCGTGGGTGGGTCAGGTAGACCGCATCCAGAATCTGCTCGGCACGAATGTCGTCGAGGTCATCTGCCGGGTAAGGCGAGACCAGTTCAAGCGGGATGCCGCCACTAAGGACAGGAACCCCGTTAGCGTAGAACCTGACCTTGAGGTCACCGAATGCGATGATGAATGCGGTCCCGGCAGAATAGCGGAAGTCGAGTAGGCGCACGTTGTCGTTGTCCCACTCGGCAATGTGTTCCATGCCGGGACGACGGGTGATGCCACCGTAAGGCAGCGTCAGTAAGTTGGTCAGTTCATCGACGCTGGAGAGATACCGTGGTAGGTCGGAGCGACCCCACAATCGGCGGGAGATCTCTCCCCCGTTGAATGAGTAGACGGGTGAATTCATTGGTAGCGGGCACGGACGAGGTCTGACTGAGCCACAAGGTCCACCCGGTAGGGGCGGGATTCATTCACCCCTTGCTGGATCGCAACAGGTAGGAGATAGGTGAGGGCGTGCCCCTCCAGTTGGGAAGCCTTGCCGACGTCCCCGGTGATGCCTGGGCAGATCCTGGCAGCCAACAGGGTGGCGAAGGTCTCGGTGAAGTCTCCCGGGTAGGTGGCAGGGTCTTCTTGGAGGCTGACGTAGCGCACCTTGCAGGAGTCGGCATCGCATAGGATCATGCCACCCTCGATCTCGAACGGTGGATCGACCGAGTCCTCGGTGCTGTAGCTGTTGACCTCAAGGATGTGGATGCACCCGGCAGGGATCTGGTATGCTTTCGACCAACCCCAGGCTGGAGCGGTGAGGGCAGGGACGACAGCCCGCAGGATAGCGAAGGACCAAGGGGCCTTGCGGAGGATCTCTGCCAGGACGGCATCGTAGTGCGTCCGCAGATGCTCAGCGTTGACGGTGTTCTCGCCGGTGCTGACGATAGGGGTTGCCCCGAGCTTGGACAGGGCGAGGTTGCAGATTGCGGTCTTGGTCATGACGTTAGGTGGCGCGAGTTAAAGAAAAGGGGGTAGGCGTCTCCCAACACCTACCCCCACTGACACATCCACAAGAAAGGGGTTACTCGTTGACGAGGATCTTGACGACCTTCTTGTCGTAACGACGCACACCACCCATCCGAGCGACGGCACGCACCTGACGGGCGTGGGAGTTCTCGGGCAGGGGATCGATGTGAGTCCGTTGGTCGCCGAAGAAGAAGTGGACGCCGGACGGCACCCAGGCGAGGAGGTTGCGGACACCGGCGGCAGTGGTAAGCTGCTCGGAGCGGATGAACTTGATACCGAGGAACTCATCAACCTGCCCAGTCACGAGAGGCTGCATGTTGTTGTAATCGGCACTGGTCACCTTGACCTCGTCGAGCATGCTGTCCAGATCGGTCTGGCTGACGGCCATGATGATCTTGGTGTCACGGTTCTGGGCGATCCCAGAACCCACGACCTCGTTGATCCCGAAGAGGGACTTGACCCGGCGCAACTTGTCGAGCGTCAAGCCCGAGTTGGCAGGGCTGCCGGTGCGGACGTAGTCGCGAGCGACGGTCTGACCGGCAGTGAAGGCAATGGACCCAGTGCCGTCTTCTCCAGTGATGGCAGTGCCTTCAAGGGCAGCGAAGATCCGCAAGTCCACGAGACGTTCCATGTTGGCTTGGATCAACGCGAGGATCTGGCTGTCAGGGCGACCAAGAGCAGCGAGTTGGACGTCGTCCCACTCATCGATCACCTTGGTGGATGCGTAAGGCTTGGCAGTGATCCAGCGATGAGCCGAACTCAGGTCACTGCGGACAGTGGTCCCGGCACGGACGGTAACTTCTTCGGCTGCGTTGTCGGCATCGAAGTCGTCGAATCGCTTGCGGGCACCATTGAGAGAGGTCTCAAGGGTGACGAATGCTTTCATGCGAGACAGCATCTGCTGTGCTTGCATTCCCCAGTTCTCATTGAACAGGTCAATGAAGTGGTTCGGTAGGTTGGTAACAGCTTGGCTCATGTTATTGCGTTAGTTTGTGTTTCAGGTTTTGAGTGGTGGGCTTAGGCAGCCTGGACTTCGTTGACGGCGACCCATGCAGTGCCGTTGTAGGCAAGGTCGATGATGCGAGTCTTGGTGGCGGCGATGACACCGACACCGGCGGCAGCGACGTTGAGCAAGGCAGGCGACAGGATGGCGGCATCCAGAGTCAGGGTGCGGGCACTCGCATCTGCCGTGAGGAAGTAGCGAACACGTTGTCCCGGCTTGGGATTGGTGGGTGGTTCGAGTTCGACGTTGCCGGTCAGGGCAATACGGACATCGGCGATGACTGGAATCAACGCTCCATCCAATACGAAGGATGCAGCATAGGTGCCGGTCTTGATGGTGTGGGGTCCGTGTTGTTGGACAGTGGTTGCGATATTGCCCATGATCTTAGTTGCTGGTTTTCAAGTTGTTGGTTCTACTAGAGTAGCTGGATGTCTTAATCACCGTTCTGGCGATGCAAGGATATTCTCGAATTATTGTTGGTGCGCCTTGGCAAACAGGTCATCGACCATCTTGATCGCAGCCGGATCGTTAGCGTGGTAGCGGGCGTGCATCGGGTTTGCCGGGTTGCGGATGATGTCCAGCCCATGCGCCCGAGGGTTCTCTGCCATGATTGCCAATGCCTCGGCAGGCATACCGATCGCCGTCCGCATCTTAGGGTCTGCGGTAGTCCACTCGTGGAGCTTCTGGAACAGCTTGATCAGTCCGGCATCGTTGTGGGCGTCGAGGTCCACGTTGAACTTGGCAGCGACAGCGGCAG